GAATACCAGAAGCCTCTGACATTTTAGAAGCCTCATAAGCAGTTTTCCTTCTTTCAACTACCCCCCTTTCTTGCTCTGTTGCTCCACCTACTTCTCTGAAATCCATCTTACTCTGTTCAAAATTAGAATATACTGCAGAATCTAATGGAGCATCTTGTAGTGGTTCTATAACCTTGCTAAGTGGAAGGTCTTTTACTTTAAAGATTGTACCATCTCCACCATTTTCAAGTTTTGTTAATTCAGAATCATCAATCATACCATCAACAGTAGCATACTTTCTATTAAATCTTTTAGCATGCTCCATTATCATGCCTCTTCCAATATTGTATTCCTCATTTATTGGAATCAGTGGCCTGAGTTCTGATATGGGATATATTTCATCCGGTACAGTATAGAATTGAAGAAATGAATATGGATGTTTGTCAACACCATCTGGAGTCTTTTCATCTCTTAGAAAATCATTGTGTCCTTCTGCTATTACTTTTAATTTATCATGTTCAGTATCATATATTTCATATAGTGTAATACGTTTCAAGTCATCTTCTACTGAACCAAGCCAATCCTCGCTCTCTATATCATCTCTGGAACCAAACCCTAACTTAACAGAGAAGTTTTCTTTCAGTTTGTCAGTGTTGCTATATTTATCATCCTTCTTTACTTCATCCAATGACTTTACTATTTCTTCTATAATGTATCGCCCATTATCAAAATAGTTATTACCTTCTGTATCAAAAATAAAAGCACTTGGAGATACTCTTCTGGAAACAAACTTCTCGTTTGTCGGATATTCTTTTACATCATCTATTTTAAATTCTCCATTCTTTACATCAACATCATAGATAGGAACATCCGCATCATACCCTAAAATTTTGTGCTTTCCAAAATTTGGGTTCGCTTCAAAATCAGCAACATATCCAGACTTGAGAGCACCAAACAAAAAGAATGCATCTAAAATAGCTAAACGCATCTGTTTTTTTAAAGAACTTCCCATGTTTTCTTTCGCATAATAATTCAAATAATCCTGTAGTTTCTTAGAGTTTGCAATAGTATCTGTACCCTCTATGTATTTCGTGGGTCTAATAAACCACTTGGGGTTCTGGAAATACAGAAATGGTATCTGGCTTCTGATATGAGGGAATATCAAATTGATTGTAGGTTTGTGCTGAAGATTAACAATCCTGTTTCCCCATTGAAGTGATTTGTAAAAGTCAATGTATACTTTCACTTCCTTCAACTTTTTCTTACGCAGTTTTTTTCCACGTTCAATTCTATCTTCCCAAATCTTGACTTCGGGGTTTGTTTTCTCAACACTTATATTAGCCATTTAATACACTCCCACATCTATTACACTATTATGTTGTGCCAATATACCACCGGGATTTGCATCGTTCCCCTTGAAAGCTCTTTTCAATCGTCTCTTCCACATATGTATAGAGTTCCTATCGTATGATTCCTTTACTGCTTTTTTACCAGACGGTCTGATTATCTCAAGTAACATCTGTGTAGAGTCTGCAAGGTCGTCATGTCGTGCTTTCGGAAATCTTAAAAGTTCTTCTTCTAAAGCACCACCTCTCATATTTTCATTGTGCCATACCCAACCACCCTCGTACCATGGCTGAAGTTGTTTAATCAGAAACTCTTTGTTCTGTCCTGTATTCTTACCGAGTGGTTCAAAAGACATATACCGTTTGCCATCTCTAAGTTTCTTTCTCAAGAATGACATTAGCATCTTTTCAACCATACTCTTCTGTCCGGCAAACTTAATACATTCCCACTTGTTATATAGTTCCTCCATTTTATCCAGAAAATCTACTGGGTCAACTTGCTTGTGGAATGTTTCAACTATATATAGATAATCATCGTGTGACAGAAAACCTACCGTTATGGCAGAATAGTCATTCTTCCCTTCTTCTGTCGCACCATCAATAGCCATATAACAATTACCTACTGGAACAACAACACCATCATCCCTTGTTAATTCTGTTCTGTCGGGGTTTATTCTGAAATACTTACTGAAATAATTGGGTTTGAATATAGCATCTTCGGATGGAATAGGGTTAAGCATATATAGACACGAAAACAAATAACTCCCCATTTTCGCACCCATTTTTATATTCATCAATTCTTCTAATGAATATCTTTCTGGAAATGCTGATTCCCCTTTGGCATTTATCGCTGGCACTTTAATAACTTCAATGTCAGGGTCATCTTCCAACTCACCATATAAATCATAATCGTCCCACCTCGTACCTACAATATCTATTGGTGTATTGGGACTATCCCGTAATGGAAACAACGCTTTGTAGAAATCTTTGGTTTTATCCAACTGATCACGAGTCATGGAGTTTTCCCGTGTTACCAAGTCATCTATAATAAGATGGTCATAATGTCTGGAGGTTAGAGTTGAATCGGCACCAAATGCTTCAAAGGTACTTTCCATTACAGGACGTCCACCCCGGTTAGGCACTTCGATTTGACTTTCTGTCCATTTCGTTTCTGGGGCCAACGGTTTAATCGGACAATACTCAGGGAAAAAAGTGCGAAACCGTTTGTTAGATAGATATGGTATTCCGATAGCTGTTACCATACTCTTAGCGTTAGGCAACACACCAGATACGATTGCTATCCTTATGGATGGAGTATTAAGTTGTAATGATATGGATTGTGTTATTGTACAAAGAGTTGTTTTAAAATGTCCACGCGGTAAAAGCCACAGCCGAATACGGGTTCTGCGTGGCTCATCAAGTTTCGAGCATATATATCTATAGTGAAAACCCAGTGTTAAATCCTTAAAACCCAATAGGTCTTTACCAAGCAGATACGTGCTGCTCTTGTATTTCTCTTTTAATGTCTGGTCATCTGAAGATAATTCCATAGATTTCTTAAGCACCTATTGCAACTAACGCATAATCCTTACCTTCCTTCATCTCAAAATCTAAAACTTCATCCTCTAATTTCTGTACTCGTATCATTGAAGCTGCAACCATTTCAAATTTATCATCTGCCAAGACCGACTCCACAAATCGCTTCCTCTCTGATGCTTCATCAATTAGGGTACTATGTAATAATATAGCCTTTCGTTTAATCCACTTGTCTGTTGAGTTCAGACCATCTTTCACCAATGTAATAATCAAATCAAGAGCTAAGACAAATTGCTCACCTACTTCCTCTCTCAATCTGTTGCGGTCAACCATAACTGCGTATTTTAGCCCAACTTCAGCGAATCTCATTGACTCCCCCAAGTCACGGCCAGACAACTCTGGCAATAAAATAGAATATACATCGTTTACACTCAAACCAGCCATTTTGGTTAAAGTGGTAATCGGCCTTGACAGAAGTGCTTTATCTTGTCTATACTGTTCGTGAATGCTCAAGGCTAATTCCATAAATTTACTACCCCTAATTTTGACTCTATTATACGCCCATATATAATGGATGTCAAGGAAAAAATAAAATAATTTATTCGATAATGATTTCGGTAACTTAGGGGTTGCTGGTAGAAAAAAATGGTTCAAAAAATTGTGTGGGATTTGGGGGAAGGCTTTATATACAGACCCCCCGTAGGGGGGCGAGCCACCGGGGCATCGCTTTCTATACGAACAGCAACCTACCTAACTATTTATTACGCTATTAGATCCGTTAAGAGTAATATTATATCGTAAAACCGATAAAAAGAGTTGAATTAGATCAGTAAAAAGAGTAGGATATACCTAACAAAATAAAGAAATGGAGGGTAAGACAATGACAAAAGAAACAATCAGATTGTATAAGGGATTAAGGAAAGTCAACCCAACAATGGAGGCAACCCGCGCAATTGAACAAGCGCGGAACTGGGAAGGCTTGAAGGTCAGATTTTACATTGATCATTGGTATGACGGTAAGCCTATAATGGGATCCTTAAAGAATGACCTGATAAAAATGAATAACAAATAAAAACATAATAGGAGGGAAAGGTTTTATCGCGTTCGATTATTTAAGAAAAAAGTAAAATAAAGCTTGCGGTACTTTAATAAAGAGAGTATAAGTATAATCAAGAGTCGGGTCTTAAGAAAGGAGTTCAGATTCAAAAAGGCGGTCAAGATATTAACTTTCAAAAAAAGAAAAGGAGTAGTAAAATGGAAACAACTGAAAAAATCATAGTGAACGGAGTAGAGTACACAAAAGAAGAAGTCCTTGCTATGGCTCAAGAGCTTAAAGACCTTACCGCGGTTGTCAAGGCTGGCCGCAAAAGTGGTATGCTCAAAAAAGCAAAAGCTATTAAAGAGGA